TAAGGAATATTGTGTAAGATATGATGCTATAAATAAAAGGATACAAGAGTTGAAAAATGAGTGATTCAAAAAAACTTAGGAAGTTAAGGGAGATAAGAATAAAAAACTTACAAAAAAATTTACTTGATATACAACTGAAGGGAATAGAACATAGGATTAATATCAACTCTAGAAATAAAGCAGAAGTTGTTGCTAACAACGGCAGCTGGGTCACAGAACATATAAGGACAGCAATCCTTAAATATAATTTTGAGATTGATAAAATACCAAAACTATATGTAAAAGATTTTAAACCAGAAGAACTTAAGGAATACGAAGAAAGCGTTTCATCTTCTTGATAAAACCTTTTTTATCTTTTCTTACCTGATAGGTGGCTAAAGTAGCCTCAAGTTCTACAAGACGACCAAGTAAAGATGCAAGAAATACATCCTGTTTCATTTGATGCCTTACCAGATAAGTAGAGTAGCGTTTAATGCTATAGATGTCATCTGAGGCCAAAATGTCACGACATCTCTGTTCCACCGATAGTTCTAGCTCTAATGGAGCATCTTCTATCTCGATGTTTAGAAATTTTTTTGGTTTCATTTTACTGGAAATAATTTAGCTTCAAGAAGCTCAACTAATTTATCGTCAAGGTCATTATCAGTTTTTGCTACTAAGCTTTTACAAAGCGATAATGTAGCTTTACGCAAAGATTCTGACTTGCCGAACCTGATAAATAGATTGATTAGAAACTTTGACATTGTTTTTTTTGTGTTACTTTCCAAACATACCAATAATTGCTACATTTAGCACATAGCTGTTTGTTAAGCAGTGGTCAATGCTTAGAGATATCCAAAAGCAGCTTTTTTAATATGGAAGATCAAGAAAAAGAAGGCAATGGTCTTATTGCCAATGTGGTGCAGATGATTATACTTTTTTGGAGTTTGGGGGTCATTTCTTGGTCGTACTTTAACCCGAATCCTACTAGGCAAATTGATACAACTTTCGCGGCTGGACTTTTGTCGGCGGTGACAGCCCAGTACGGCCTAAATATTAAAAAAGGTAATGACAAAAAGAAACTTAATGATAATGTTAAGATAGTTGACAATAAAGACTCTAAAGTTGGAGTTGTAAAAAAATGAAAAAACTTCTACCACTTTTGCTGCTTGCTGGTATGCCAGCCTCTTACGCTGACATCAATCACTCAATACAGAATGTTGTTTCCGTTTCTACACTAGGGGCAAGTTCCACAAGCAATCGGGTGGGTACGACCTTCTCGGCATCAGGTACAAATGTCACGCCAACAGCGGGTGATACTGCAAATGCTATTGGTACCTTGGATTTAACGGATGCACAAATTACTAATGGCGTTCCTACGATTGACAACACAACCACTTACGCTGTGACCACCGCAGGAGATGCCTGGTCTGTAAGTGAAAGCTTTATTCAAGGTGATTCTATACCTACTAGTTTTTTAGCCACAACGGTTACTAATGGAGTAGTTCCAGCATTACCAGTTTTTGGTGATACAACAACTGTAAGCGGTGGAGATATCGGCACAACAGCTATGACAATGGATTCTGGTGGAGCAATGACAGTAAATTTATCTGCTACAGGAGCGGGTGTAACAGCACAGATGTCTAGCACTATAAAACTTGAAATTGATTAATGAAATGGCTGATAATATTTTTATTTGGCATACCTAGTGTTTATGCAGGGGGTATTACTCCATCGTTTTCTACAGGCCAGATGGAGAGTAGCAGTTCTAGTAAAACTATTATTGTGGAGACAATCGTTACTGAAAACTACCGCACAGGCTACTCATATAGTTTGCAAGGCAATAACATTAAAGTTAGAGATGGAACAGTTATATCACCTGATGCAACCTATACAAACACACAGACAGTTAATGGAGTTTCATTTAAATGGGTAACTCCAGATTTACCGACCAAGCCCCAATGGGAGATCCAAAATGCAGGAGAAGCGTTCAGCATAACGGAGAATTTTCTTGCTCCAGGTTTAGACGCAACCAGCACAGTACAAAGAACAATCAATACAGAAAGTCAAAGTACAAGCTTGTCAATTTTTTCAAATTAATTTTACTTCTATTATTATATTCGCCCAAAATCCTTGCTAATACTGTATCTAGCCCTAGTGCATCCAGTTCTGGAACCGTTATCAATAACGGATATCAAACTATAAATGGAGGCTTCCCAACGATGACTTATGGAGGAAATATTCAATGTCAACAACCGACATTAGCCTTTACACCATTTGTTACTAAAGGAGAAAACTACAGCACACCTAGAATTACTAACACTAAAACTAATATCTACAATCTTGCAGAAGATGCAGAGGGTAATTTAATTAGTCCAGGGGAAATTTTATATATAAGTGAACAACCAAGAATAGATCAATCAACTCATAATTTTAATTATGGATTTACCGTTAGCCTACAGATACCATTGGGTGAAGGATCTGATCTTTGTATAAAAGCTGCTGAAAACCAAATAAAAGGACAGGAGTTTGCATTGCAGAAGGCTCGTTTAGAGGCAAATCTGGCAAGGATGAAGGTATGTGCCGAGCAGTTTAAACTTGGTGTAAAGCTGATCAATGAAGATGCAATAGCGTGTAAAAACGTAGTATTAACAACAATTCCTAATCAGGTATTACCACACACTCACAAAATAAAATAAGCAAAAGCTCTTTGTAGAGTAGAGGTCTTTCTAAGACTTGCTATACATCTTCTTTTGCTTAAATTTATTATAACTATTTATTTTTTTTCTCAAACCTTTTTTTAATTTTTTTAAATATTTCAGATATTGTTTTTTTTATCAGAGGAGCCAATAGTGCAGAGCCACCAGCAACCACACCCAACACAGTAGTTGAAATAAGAACTTGAGGCGTACCAATAAAACTTTCTCTGAATGGTACTTTTTCCCAGATCGGGTCACAAGATCCATCTGTACTTCTTTCATATTTTACCAATCTTTCGATCCTTTTATCATTTCTGTAATCGCCTGGTCTAAATTGTGGTTTTTCTGGGGGACAAGGTTCATATACCACTTTCTTATCTTTCTTAGGTTTTGGTTGTGTTATGTTGGTATCTTTTTGTGTTGACTCAGTATTAACAGGAACTGGCTTTGTATCTATTATCTGAGCAGGGTCATATCTCATTGGAGTATATGATGGAATTTCACCGTTTGGACATACTGTGTATGTGCCACGTTTGTCCGATATTAGTAAAGAAGGATTGCGTGTAGTTTCTAGATCACGATGATATAAATAACATCCAGGCAACTTGCCTTCTAGTTTTGGTTTTGTAAAATATGGAGCATCTGGAATATCAATTGTTGGAAGAGTTATCTCAGGTATCTTTATTTCACTCATTTTTGTCTATATTACCTATAGAAATAGACCAGCCATCTTCACCAAAATTACCTTTTTCTACTATCTTAGGTTTTTCTATTTTTTTATCTAATTCTTCGTGATATTTTTTTATGTCATTATCTAGTTCTAAATTAAATTTTTGCATACGCATCCAATGAACTAATTTATCAACATAATATTTTATTAACTTTTTTATGAACCCAAAAATCATTTGATAATCGGCATAGATGGACCTGTCATTTTAGGTAAACCATTATCTAATATTTTTGGCATCATGTCTTGTACATTACCTAATATTTCATTCATTACTCTTGACTTAAATTGTTCTGAAGTTACATACTTGTAACCAAAGTACGCTCCACCGCTCATAAAAGCTACCATAATAATGGAAATCAAACTTAAAATAGTTGAGAGTTTTTGCCACATGATAAGAGAAGCACTAATTAAAGCAAGCGTACCAATAACATTTATGGTACTTTTCCTGATTATAGGATTAGCACCACTTTATGTTGGACTTTCTATGTTATCTACCAAGGTACACCAGAAGTAGTTGTTGGTGTTTTTGATTCTGTTATCTGTGCAGCAATACCTGTTTCAATAGCTGTCACTTCATCTGACCCTATGGCAGCTTTTGCCCATGCAATCGCATTATCTTTTGTGATATCTGCATAAGCAGTAAATGATCCAGAATCAGCAGCAGCAAGCCCTACAGAACCGTAAGCAGAACCAACATGGTCAACACCACTTACAGTTTCAGAGTCACTAGCAGTCCAATGAACAGTAGTGACTACATCAGATAAACTTCCCACAGTTTTTGTTGCATCTAAAGCAGCAATATCCCAAGTAACAGCCATAATAAAGAGTGTTTAGTTTTATTTTACTTTGATTCTACAGGTTGGACAACATCACTAAGTTTTTCTAACTGTTTTAATGCACCCTGATCTTCCATAATTGGTTGCATTAGTTGATTTTTTTCGGCAACTTTTTGTTGAATTTCTCTTTCTAACATTTGTGCTTTTGCAATGTTTAAATCAAGACGAGTTTTTGTTTCGTCATAAAGTTCTTGTGGTGTTGCCATAAAATTAAATTTAGTTATCCAATCATACTAAGCAGCTTCAAGGATTTCAACTTTTGTAATTAATTCTTGTACAGCAGATACTAATAAAGGCACAAGTTTTGAATGATCTATTTGCTGCCATGCAGGTTTGCCATCTGTATCTACCGCATTTTTTTCACCTGTAACGGCTTCTGGTATTATGTCTGCCACTTCATGAGCTAAAAATCCATCTAATAAAGTGTCTGTTTCATCAGAAATCCAATTAAACTTTTTAGGTTTTAGCTGTTTTAATCTTTTTATACCATCTGCTATAGCTGCAACATTTTCTTTTAAACGATAATCAGAAGATGTATTAAATGATGTGGCAGTGCCGTTTGTTTGAATAGTTCCAACAGTACCATTTTGATTTCTAAATTCAAGATGTGTAACTGTGCTTTGATCAGCAGTAGCAGTAGAAATTCCAACTCCTGAAACAGCCACTTGAAGCATACCAGTACCATCCTCATTAGTTCTATTTATAAGAACTCTTCCTGACGAATTTATACGCATACGTTCTGATATAACACCACCACCACTACCAGTACCAAATTGAAGATAGGCAGCACCATTATTATCTGTAGAATTTTCTTTTCTACCGCAAATACTTGCTAATCCATAATTTGTATTACTGGCACTTATATATCCAGACCACACAAGAGGAAGGCCATTATCAGCAGCATTAGAAGCGGTGGAATGTTGTAGCAATACACCATCTCTTGAACCTATTGTTTCAGTTGGGCCTTTTATATGAAAAATCTCTTCAGGACTTGTTGTGCCTATACCAAGATTTGACCCGCTAAGAGTCATTTTTTCACTATTACCAGTGAAAAATTCTATTTTT